GTACTCATAACCGGAGCCCGGCCGTCTGGGTTTACGCGTCCGGCAGTTTCATAGATTCGACCAGCGGCACTAACGTTATATACGTAATTTTCAACCTGAAAGCCGTTTTTAAATAATCTGTTTTGTCCTTCTTTGTATCCGATACCACCTTTAACAGTAGCGGCGTCGTACTTAGGAAATGGCCGGTATGCAACATTAGAAGATATTGGCTTAGTCCAGCCTGATAAAACTTCTGAGTTATTAGCGACGTAGCCTTTAGCTCTACCTTCGACCTGTTGCATTAATGGCTTTATAGCTGTACGGATCCTTGAGTACATATCTTCATCGATAAAGCTAATACCTTTAAGGACGTCTTCAACGCCTAATACGCTTACTGGCATTTTTTAACTCCTTTGCTCTATCTTGTAATACTTGGATAATTGCTCTTAACATTTCCGGATCCATATCTACAAACTCTTTAGGCGCGATTCCGGTTTCAACCGAAAGGCTAGCAATCGTGTAAAGAAAACTATCGCGCCCTATTAGTTTTTTGATTCGTCTAACACCTCGACGGTGTCTAACGTATCGATAAACTCAATTCCAAAGGTAGGTACGGTTACGTTAGCTCTACGCAAACATTCCCAAGCTAGCCAGAAAATATCCGTCTGCTTTTCGTTTTCGCGTAGAGCCTTAGAGATTCCCATTCCTTTAGCGATTTCAAATGCGTACTCGACACCCGGCGTAATTTTGTGTTCGCTTACTTCGCCGTTAGCCCTTGTTATCTTTAGCTTTGCCATTCTTACTCCTTAAAAGGTTCCTGTGGTGGTTTGTACTACAGTGGAGTTACAAGTAAAAGAAATAGAAGCGCTGTTAATAGACGCTACATCTCCGTTAATTGGTGTTAAGTTATTGATTAAAATTGATACGGTGTATAGCGGATTTGAAGCGCTAACGGCTGTACCTTTTACCGGTATTAATACAGCGGTTACGGTGGTGCCGTAAGCGGCCTGTAATGTAGGTGTAACTTGTGATGCCGCAAAGTCATTAAAAAAGTCTAGAGATAGAGTGCTGGATTCTAGGCCTTTAGTAAATTTGTGTGCGGTATCTCCAAGACTTGTTATCTCCAGTTCATCGAAGATTTGTGAAAGCGTTGCACTTGATACGTGGTCGCTAATATCTACTGAATTGATTTTAACGCCAACGGTCGAGTTGAGCATTACTGCCATGATTATTCCTCTTTCTCTGCGATTGGCGCAGCTTTAGATTTAGGTGTTTCTTTGATCTGACCTGTTCGAGCCAGAAAATTATTTTCGTTTATATCGTATTGATCTGACATCTTTTAACTCCAAGTGGTTAGGGTTGAGATTGAGACAGTGCAAGTTAATAGATCACCGCTAGCCGCATTTAAAATCGACGGAGCAGATACGCTAGTAACAGTTAGGGCCAAACTAGACGCGGCTATTTTGTTAAATACCGCTACTAAAAATGTTTCGATACTTGCTAGGTTTCCTTGATTATCAAATGCCGGTACTGCAATTAATATGTTAAAAGTCGCTAAAGGTGCGATCGTTGCGTTATCGTTATTAGTCGGAGTTATGTACGGATCACCCGGAATAATATTGACACTGTTAGCTAATAATGTTGGAGCGGGGTAGCTAAATGTGCTCCAGACACCGGCATTAGCTAGATCTGTCGCTAGCGTGCCTCTTAAGGTTGTAATCGCGGCTGGCATATCAGCCTACAAAGGTAGAAGGATTGGCGTACGGCTGTATGAGGCCACGGATTCTATTCACGAGTTGGTAACCGAGCCGGTAAGGCGACGCACTGTAACCGTCCAAACCATTACCGCCAGTTTGAGAAGTCTGCCGAGCCTGCCATATATCTACCGCAAGTATCATCGCGGCTTGACGGATCGCCGGCGTGTTTGCGTAGCTAGCTGTCTTGTGGTCGGGCCCGGTTGCCGTGCCATAAGGTAGTACGCGATGGAAAGGTTCATCGCTCGCTACCTTCGAATATTGAATAAAGCTGTAACCGCTTGGATATGTTTGGTAAGCCCAATTCCACCAGATAGCAGGTAATAAATTAGCGGTACCGGTTGAAAATGGGATAGTGCCAGTTAAAGTATATGCACCATTAAAAGTTGCACCGCACGCGGCCATAGTTACGGTTTGCCCGGTTACATAGATTCCCGGATTAGCTAACATTAAAGTTGCTACGTTATTGGAAAGCGAAGTAGCCACTACTGGCGCTTTATTAAACCATAAATATTGGTTAAGTAAATCTTCGGCTGTTTGGCAAACTTCTTCTACTGTCGCATCGGAGTAGAGCGTGCCAATACCAAGATCGGCGCGTAGCTCTGCGACGGTTACATACGTTGCGGCCATCTCTACTCCTTTGCTAATAGCTCTCTAGGGCTAAGGGCTACTAAGCCCTAGAGATTCTTACGGGTTTATTAGGTTAAGTTGAAAGTACGAACGCCGCGTGTCATTGTTACAAGCGGTGCCATAAATCCATAAATTGCAACCTGTACTTGAAGATTTGAAACCACATTAACGCTCATGTAAGCCGTTGGTGATTCAAAAATAGTTACGGCTTCTGGCACGATAATAAATGCAGAGCCATCGATAGTAGTTGAAGGTAGATCAACATCTACGGAGAAATTAAGGCCTAATACGTTGCCTTTAATTCCTGTCGGTGAAGTTAATCCGCCTGCGTTCATTGGATACTGAGCGTTGAAAATTGGGCGACCAGTAGAATCTACAGCGCCTAGCAAAGTGCTCCAGTGTGAAGTACCACCGACATAATTTTGCGCAAAGTAAGAAGTACCTGTATATGCCGCTACTGGCTCAGTTGAAGCGTAAGAGATTAATCCTGCCGCTGTTGCCGCTGTAGTAGCCGCATTAGTTGAGTTAGCTGTTAAATAAGTGATTACAGCTTGGTTAGTAGCTTTTAAATATGCTCGCTGTAACTGCAAAGTAAGCTGGTCGTAAAAGGCAGGTCCAGATCGCTCGATGAGCTCGATTGACATTGTGTTCATACCTGCGTACTTAGCCACTGTTGCGGTCATGTACTCAGTTACCATTCCGGTATTTTGAACTGCACCGGCTTCTGCTTCAACAGTTACTACTGGTGCTACACCATTTCCGCCACCGGCAGAAGTTACAAGGGTAGGGACAATTACGTTCATACCTTCGCTTGGTAGTGCGGCTTTAGTACAAGCATCGATAGTACTGCGTCCGAAGTTTGTATTAGATACTACGTTACGTAGATATTGGTTAGGAGAAAACGCTGGGTTAGTTGTAAAGCTATCATCGGCGGCTTGAACCCATAATCTAGATTCATCGTTACCTAGTGATGCTTTAATTTTGTGCTCTGTATAACGGCCCATAGAAGTAATGCCGTGTCTTACAGTTTGTGAATTGTATGGAGCTGTAATTATTGGGCGTGCGGCTTCTACAGTTGGAGTAGTAGCTTCTGCCGGTGTATCTGTTGGCTCTGGAGCTTTTACGTCCAAGATAGCCTCACTTTCGGTAGTTGGTTGGGTTGGTACTTCTTCCGTTTCGCTTTCGCTCGCGGCTACCTTAGTTACGATCGCATCTGCATAGGCAGGGGATTCGACTAAGGAAACTTCTTTCATTACGGCGCTAGATACGACTAATACGCCGTCTGCGTTTTCTTTCGCTTTTAAAACATCTACACCAATAGATAAAGAGCTAATTAATTCCTCGGCGGCTAGAGTTAAATAATCTGTACCTTTAGAACTAGCGCTTACTTTGAAGGTGCCGAAAATTTGATCCTGCGTAACTTGGAAATTAAGTGCTCGACCTATCGGATCATTTTGCGAGTGTTGCGCTAATAACTTAACGCGGCGTGCTTCTGGGATCTGCACGCTACCGCTTTCAAACATAACCGGACCGGCTGAGGTATTACCAATTTTGTTAAACGGTAATACGACACCTGCAATTATTCGACGTGATACGTCGCTACTTTCTATATCGCTAGCGAAGGTTAAATAAATTGTTTTTTCCATTAATCCATTACCTCATCTATCTCGGGATTTTCGTTACCTTCTG